TCCGAATAAGGAAAAATATCATGGCCATAACAAGTCGTCAAATTATAGATTTCTTGCTTGCTAATCCAAGCATGAGTGATGCCGATATCGTCAAGGCTATGGAAACGTATGGAGTCTCTCCTGCTCAGATGGCTGAAGCTGTTGGGTTAAAAGAGGGTGAAGTAGCGGCTCGTGCAGCGGCTACTGTTCCTCAAGGCCAAACAGTAACCCTTGGCGATACTGTTGTTCAGCCTGTTTATCAAGTAACTGGTTCTGGTGAAGATCAGCAAGTTGGTGGACTTGAGAATGTTATTACCTACAAAGCCGTTGATAACAAAGCAGGTGGAGCGTATACCCAATACACACCTACTGGTGTAGTAGAGCAAACTGGCACTCAACAAGAAGTTAAAAGTGGCTTAAAAGAGTTTGCATTAGGTGCGGCATTACTCTTTGGATTGCCAACCTTATTGAATGCAGGTGCGGCTACTGGTGCTACAGCCTTAACTACAACCGAACTTGCCCAAGCAAATATGGCTTTAGGTGGTGTTGGTGGAACTGTTGGAGCTACTGAACTTGCTAGTGCATTGGCAACAGGCGCACCCACAGTAGCTACTACTGCTTTAACAGGTGGTAGCGGTTTGATTACAGGTGTTAATGCAGGTATTACTGCTGAGTCTGTGGCGGCTAAATTAGCGGCAGATGCGGCTACTCAATTTGAGTTACTTAATGCGGGTGCTGGTGCTTTTACTCCAACAACGGGCGGCTTGTTAACTCCTGCGGCAACTGCGGCTACAACACTAACACCTGCGGCAACTGCGGCTACAGCAACTATCCCTGCGGCAACAACTGCCGCAAATGTTGCCACAACTGCCGCAACCACAACTGCCGCAAATACCGCTGCCGCTACCGCTGCTACCGCTGCCGCTACGGGTCTAACTACAGCTCAAGTTGCTGACCTAGTAAAAACAGGTCTTACAACTGCACAGATTGCTAATCTGTTCTCAACAGGTGCAACTACTGCGGCAGGTCTTCTCCAACAACAGACATCTAAAGAAGCGGCTATCAAAGCGCAAGGAATGATTGACAAAGAGACTGCTGCGGCTAAATTAGCGGCTCAGTTTAAACCTATTGGGATGACTACTAGGTTTGGCTCTTCCAAATTTGGTTTTGATCCAGTAACAGGTCAATTGACTAGCGCAGGATATACCTTAGACCCACAAGCCAAGAACGCTCAAGATCGGTTTGTCAAATTGGCTGAACAAGGTCTGCAACAAGCAGAAGGCGCACAAGCACAATTTGCTCCTCTACAAACAGGCGCACAGAGTTTGTTTGGTTTGGGTAATCAATACTTGGCTCAGAACCCTCAAGATGTTGCTCAGAACTATCTCAATCAGCAGATGGCTCTATTGCAACCAGGCAGAGAGTTGGAGTTAGCTACTCTGCAAAACAAACTACAACAACAAGGTCGTGGCGGTCTTTCTGTTGCCCAAGGCGGCACTATGGGTGCGACAACTCCTGAACTACAGGCTTTGTTTAACGCTCGTGCTCAACAAGAGGCTTTATTGGCGGCTAATGCTCAAAGAGCTGGTCAACAAGATGTTCTGTTTGGTGCGGGTTTATTGGGTCAAGGCTCTACTGCTATGGGCAACTATTATGCGGGTCAGCAGGGTGCTTATGCTCCTTATACAACTGCCCTACAACAAGTTACAGGACTTGAAAGTGCCGCACAACAACCATTCACATTGAGCACTGGTCTTGCAGAAAAGACTTCCGCAGCTGGCTCAAGAATGGGCGAATTAGGTTTGAGGGGTGCGGGTCAAAGTGTAGCCTTGGCTACTGGCCCTGCGGCAACAAATAACCCATACGCATCCGCAATAAGTGGTTTGGCGGCTAACCCCTTATTTGGTCAATATGTTGGTGGTTTGTTTGGTAGCACTCCCCAAGCAAGTTTGACAGCAGGAATTACGCCCGCCCAAATTGCGGCAACAGAAGCTGGCTATCCCTCGCTTTATTTATAAGGATTCATCATGGCAGAAAATATAGTGGCGGGTCTTTTTGGTTTAACACCAGAAATGTATGGTCAACAACAACAGAATACCGCTTTAGCTGAAGGAATTAAACTTGCACAGCTAGACCCTGCTTCTAGGGGTGCGGCAATGACCTATGCGGGTGCTAAAGGGCTTGGTGGTGCTATTGCGGGTGCTATGGGCGTAGAAGACCCACAGTTGCAACGCATTACGCAACAATCGCAGTTATTGCAAGGCTTGAATTTGCGTGATCCACAGTCTTTAGAGGCGGCAGCTATAGAAGCAAATCGAACGGGCAATACCCCACTAGCTTTTAAATTGCTTGAGTTAGCGGATAACGCACAACTTAGAGCGCAGCAAGCACAAACACAAAGACAAACTTCTTTAGCCCAACTTGTTGCACAACGTGCTTATGATCCAGGCACTCCAGAAAGACCGCCAATGTTGGATGTGCAAGAGCGTGAACAAATGGCAGATCAAGGTACGCCAATGCCTCAAAACATTGCTGCTGTTGCACCAAGTTATGACATTAGTAGAGTTGCTCCTCAATTGCAAGCAATGGGCGCACCAGGCTTTGCTCAACTAAAGGCGGCTGGTGAGGCGGCTGCTGTTAGCAGACCTGAGTACAAGGAGGCTGGCGGTGTTTTATATGAAATACCTAAATTTGGCGGTAGTGGCCCAAGACCAGTAACTCAACAAGCAAGAAAAACAATTACTATTGGCAATCGTGTTTTAGACGCAAATACAATGGATGTTTTGTTTACTGCGCCAGATGCAACTCCTGCGGCTATAGCTGAGTGGAAAGCATTTCAAGGATTGCCTAAAGATCAACAACAATCATTCTTGGAATTACAAACTGCAAAACGTCCATCGACAACAATCAAAAACGAAATACCCCTTGGTGATGTGCTTCAAAAAGTATTTCAGTCTAAGGAACGTGAAGATTCCGCTAAAGCATTTGGTCAAGCTGGAGAGGCTTACACAATAACTGTTCCGTTGATTAAAAAATTGGGTGATGTTGAAAGCACTATAAGCAACGCATTTACTGGTGCGGGACAGAATTACAAACTTGCATTGAGTAAAGGTTTATCAGCATTTGGCGTGAAGATTAGTGATCGTGCAACAGATACTGAGTTTGGAGATGCCATTTCTGCTCAAGTTGTTCAACAAATTGCTAAAGTATTCCCAGGCAGTCAATCTAATAAAGAACTAGATCAATTACTCAAAAGCAAGTTTAATCTTCAACAAGAACTGCCAACAATTTTACGTTTAGTTGGTGAAATTAAAGATGAAATGCTTGCTCAAACTAAAACCTATGAGCAAATGGCTAATCTACCTGCCAATGAACGAACTAACTTTAATGCTAAGTTGGCGCAAGGTCAAAACTATCAAAAAATTCAGCAATATCGTAATTATGAGAAAAAGTATTTCAATAAAACAATTACTCCTGAAGAACGTGCTCAAGCCGCTAAGTTAAAACAAGAACTCAACTTTTAAGGAATTGACATGGCAGAAATAGATTGGAGTGTTGCTCCTCAAGAAATGAAGCAAGGACTTACCCGTGAGGAAGAGGCTAAACGGGAGCAAGAATTAAATCGCTCACGCATGGCTTTGGCGGGTGCTTTAACTCCTTTGCCTGTAGAAATGGCCTCTAATTTGCCTCAAGCGGGTGGATTATTGGGCGGTTTAGCTACTTTAGCATTTCCAGAAGCACGTCTTCTTTCTCCTATTACACGACTAACTCAAGCAGCTCCTGCTGTTACTCGACCTTTTATTCCTTCGTTGGCTGGTTCTACAGCGGGTACTTCATTAGGCACTTTGCTTGAACAGGGTTTACAAAACAAGGATATTTTTAGTACAGAAACTGGTAAAAAGTTGCTTTTAAATAATATTGAAAATGCCGCTTTTGATGTTGGTGGAAATCTTGTTTTTGGTTTTGGAGGTAAAGCAATAAGGCTTGGTAAAGATCAGCTTGAAAAAGCGGGAGTTACCAAAGGATTGTTTGAAACAGAAGAAGATGCGGCTCGAAAGGCGGCTCAAGAATGGTTGTCTTCTCGTGAAGGCACTTTAACTCGTGGTCAGCTGACTGGCAATCTAGGAACGCAAACAGTTGAAGGAACACTTAAATTTACTTCTGCTGGAGAGGCATTTGCTCAACAACAAGCGGGTGTTAAAAAGGCTTTGGATCAAGGCATAAACGATGTTAAGAATACTCTTGATACTTCTGAAGCATTCCAACTTGCTTTAAAACAAGGTGATCCTACTCAAATGGTTACTGGTGATCGTTGGCAAACTGCTATTGCAGAAGCCGACAAAGCCATGAAGACTAAATATCGTCCTGTTTATGAGCAAATGGAGCAACAGGGTGATGGCCTACTTGTCAATATGACACCTTTAAAGAAGGCGGCTCAAGATGAGTTGGATCGGCTTAATAAGAACAAAGCAACGTCTTCTGCCGCTGAAGATAAGCGTAAGGTTTTACAGCAAATTATTGCTCAAGGAGATCAAATTTCTTTTAGCACAGCACATGATTTGCGTAGTGACTTTTTAGCGAGTGCTAGAGATGCTACCAAAGAAGGACAAGCCGCAAATACTTTGGAAGCATATTACAAAAGGTATGCCCAAGGATTGCAGAACAATATGACTGATATTGCTGTTGTTACATTTGGTAGTAAAGAACAAAAAGATTTAGCACGAAAATTAGGTCTTAGTGGTGGTGTTGACCAACCAGCAGGATTGAGAGAAGGCCAATTTAAAGACTACAACATTGATAGTCTTGAAAAACTAAATTTACCTACAACTCAAGCAAATGCCGCTAATAATCAATTGCTAAAAGACTACTTTAATGCTCAGAAAAGTTATAAAAATGCTATGGAGGGCTTTTATAACGGGACTATGCAAACAATGCTTAAAAGCGAACCAGAAGAAGTTGGAAAGTATTTGTTTAATGTTGATTACCCATCACGACTCAAATCTGTTGCCAATGCTGTTGTTGAAATACAAAAGTATCTTCCACCAGAACAAAGCAAAGGCTTGCTTGGTGAATTGCAGTTTGGCTATTTAAAGAAAGTATTTGGCGAACCTGATGGAGTTTTAAAGTTTACTAAAAACTTAGAAAATGAAACTTTTAAAGAAGGTTTTGACTATCTATTTAGAGATGCAAATACTAAGAAAAAATTGCTTGACATTGCAAATGCGGCTAAATTTGGTTTAGAGGAGACTCCTGGCTCAACAGTTTTGCGCTCTAGGATGGTCGGTGCTGTGGCTGGTACAGTTTTAGGTAGTGGCGCATACTTGTCATTCCCTGATGAAGTATCTAACAATTTACTGCCAACAATTGGTAGCCTTGGGGCACTCTATCTCACACCAAAATTGATGGCTAGAGCATTGACAAGCAAAGCCGAGATGGACGCTTTGGCGATGCTTGCTAAAGCTCAAAACAATCCTAAATACGCTGGCGCGGCAGGAGCAAAGATTGCCAATATGCTGAATAAATCAGGAATTATTGACAATGAATATCTAACTGAAATCAATCAGATGATCTATGGAAAACAAGAGCAACAACCTGTTGTATCTCCAAAGGGCATAGACTGGTCTGTTGAGCCATGAAAGACTGGCTGTTTGCATTCATTGCCGCAGCCTGTATTTCTGTTTTTGTCATCTTTTGTAGCTACATTATTCTTTGGGCGTACCCGTGAAATGGCTAATAGCACTTGTTTTAACTCTAGCACTTCACTCTACAAGCAAAGACTTGTGCAGCGTCAGGGAGTTTTACTCTATTGCTTGGACAATTCACAACCCATCAGAGCGTCATCAACAAATGTCTGTTTGGCTTACAAATCATCTGCACTTATGCAAAAGTACCGACTTTGTAGTAATTTGGAATAACTTATCGGAATGGGCGGGTACTGCTGATAGTGCATTGTTAAGGCACAAAGTTATCCAAGGGTACAAGAACGCACTTGAGAGAGAAAAGAAATGATTACCTTGGACAAGTTATATCCAATGGTTCAGCCAAAAAACGATATTCAGACTGTTGCTTTTGATAAAGCAGTTGAGAAAGTTCAAGAAGAATATAAACAGGCGGTTCAAGCAAACAAGATTGAAAAAGAAACAGTAGAACTTGAACTAGAACTGTATAACAAGAAAGCTAGGGTCAACCAGTTAGAGTTGGCAATGTTCAAAACTCGCAGATTAGACTTGTACGCATAGGAGTTTCAGATGGAAGATTTAAAGGGAAAACTTACTTTTTATGTGACCTTTATGGTCAGCTTAACTTTGTGCATATCTGTAATTGCAATGGTAACTGCGTTCCTATTAGGGTTATGGGCAAAACAGGTTGACAACTCCGAAATCTTTAAACTGTTAAGCCCTGCATTTCAAACCATCATTGGTGGTTTTATTGGCTTACTGGCTGGTGTGAAGCTATCTCATGATGATGAAAAACATTGTAAAAGGGGCGACTAATGCTTGATATTCTTTCTGGTGGAATACTTGGTTCTATCTTTGGTGGCGTGTTTCGTTTAGCACCAGAGGTTCTCAAGTGGCTTGATAAAAAGAATGAAAGGGCGCACGAGGCCATAATGTTCTCTAGGCAATGCGACTTAGAGCAAATGCGTGGGCAAATGAAACTCGCAGAAATAGGCGCACAAAGAGAAGCAGCTATTGACGTAGGTGTGATGGATGCCTTTCAATCTGCCATAGAACAGCAAGCAACGATGGTTAAAGCAGCAGGTGGATGGGTAGCCTCACTTTCTGCTTCTGTGCGTCCTGTGGTCACCTATTGGGTTCTGTTTGTTTGGTCATTTATCCATGTTTGGTTTGCATGGAACGCTTGGTTGGCAGGTGCGCCAGCCGTTGAAGTATTTAAAACAATGATGACTCCAGACTTTTCTGCTTTGCTATCAGGAACTATTAACTATTGGTTCTTAGACCGCACTCTGTCTAAGCGTGGGTTATGAACTTAGAGTTGGCAGCAGAACTATGTAAAAGGTTTGAGGGCTTTGTAGGCAAGCCCTACCTTTGCCCTGCTAACGTGGCTACTATTGGCTACGGCTCTACTTACTATGCCAATGGCACAAAGGTCACGTTAAATGACCCTCCTATGAGCGAGCAAGAGGCTCATATTCTTTTAATGGTTGAGCTAGAGCATACCTACTTGCCTGGTGTTATTAGGAACTGTCCCATTCTTTTGACAGACGAAAAGAAGTGCAATGCCATTGTGGACTTCTGTTACAACCTCGGCACAGGCAGACTCCAAACCTCTACTCTCAAGCGGAAAATCAATGCTTCTGATTGGGAAGGGGCTAAAGAACAGCTCATGCTGTGGAATAAAGGCGGTGGTAAAGTTCTAGCAGGTCTGACCAAGCGCAGAGTTGCTGAGTGTGCCTTGTTAAATTAAACTGTAACAATTCTTGTATAAGGTGTTGAAATGTCTAACATTCCTACGCCAGAACATTCACAACTGTTTGCACAAAGTGTCAGAAAGTGGCAACAAGTGCTCAGTCTGGGTGATTGGAGAATTGAAAAAGGAAGTAAACCAGCAAAGGCTGCTATGGCTTCTGTTGAGTTTACTCCTAACGCTAGATTGGCTGTGTATCGTTTAGGAGACTTTGGTGCTGAGAAGATCACACTTGAGTCTCTGGATCAGACTGCACTCCACGAGTTGCTTCATGTTTTCTTGCACGACTTAATGACTGTGGCACAAGACCCCAAATCATCTCAAGATGAGATTGAAATGCAAGAGCATAGGGTCATCAATCTCCTAGAAAAGTTACTCTCTAAGGATTATCATGGTATCAACTAATAACATGAATTCCTGTACAGATGAGGAGTTTATGGATTTATGGGATATACACCAATCTGTTGCAAAACTAGCAAATATTTTGGGTATCACCGATAGAGCTGTTAATTATCGCAGACGGAATATAGAAAAACGACATCAGGTCAAATTGGGCGGTGCAGACCATCGCAGTATTAGATATGACGCTACAAGACCAAAATCCTTCTCTCCTTTAAAACAAGTAGAACTTGGAATGTTGGATGGGACTGTGATTGTGTTCTCAGATGCTCACTTCATACCTGGTCAACGTACAACAGCCTTTAAAGGGCTTCTATGGGCTATAGAACACTTTAAACCCAAGGCGATAATCTGTAACGGGGATGCGTTTGATGGAGCGTCTATATCACGCCATGACGTAACTGAACTACCCCAAACTTCTGTCATCCAAGAACTAAAGGCTTGTCAGGGTGCGTTGGGTGAGATAGAGGAAGTCGCTAAAGCAGCAAGACACAATGTAAAGCTCCTGTTTACATGGGGCAATCACGATATTCGGTTTGGCAATAGATTAGCGCAACACGCACCACAGTTTAAGGAAGTTCTAGGATTTAAACTGACAGACCATATCCCAGATTGGGACTTCTGTTGGGCAGTGTGGCCTACTGAGCAAGTCATCATCAAGCACCGATATAAAGGTGGTGTCCATGCCACACACAATAATACGGTGAATGCGGGCGTCAGTGTGGTCACGGGGCATCTGCATAGCCTTAAAGTGACACCTTTTAGCGACTACAACGGGGTTCGGTATGGAGTAGATACAGGAACTTTAGCCGAGACAGATGGGCCACAATTTACTTATGCTGAGATAAATCCTAACAACCACAGATCGGGCTTTGCGGTGTTAAACTTCTTCAATGGTCAGCTTTTATGGCCTGAACTCGTCCATAAATTTGATGAGGACATGGTTCAGTTTAGAGGCGAAGTAATTGATGTAGGTGCATTTTGAGTGCCTGGCTAATCATTCTCACAGGGGCAATCTATGCCTACATTGCTGGTGAACAGCTATGGAAAGATAACCCACATATGGCGATTGTCTATGCGGGTTATGCTTTCTCAAACGTGGGTCTTTACTTATTGGCTAAGTAACTCATAGCTTTTCTTTCATGGCTCTCACATATGCAGCGAAACTCTGTGCAGTGTCTCCAAATGGCATTGCATCAAAGTGTTTTGCAACCTCTTCTAGAACTAGGTTTCTTTGTGATGGAGAGATATACAGATCAAAGTGGTATGGTTGACCCATATCCTTGAGAATCTGTTTACCAAGGTTAGATTCTTTCTCTACTTGGTTAAAGGCTTCATCTTCCTCTTTAGTCCAATCAGTCAAAGTTCTTCTCCTTGAGTTTGGCTTCAATGGCTCGGTAGACTTCGTGGTTTGTTGCAACAGCGTCAAAGGTCTTAAGCCTAAGTTCTTTTATCTCCTCATCCGTCAGCCCCTGCCACTCACGTTTTGGTTGAATAAGTTCTTCTTTTGCAAACGTCATGGCTTGCCCTAACTTCTTGACAAGTACCTGCTCAATCAATGGCGTTATGACCTCTTGCAAATAGTCACGCAACGCTTCTTCTTGTTTTGGTGTCATGTCTTCACCTGTAAAGAGATAGGAACATAGATGCAAGCCTTGTCCTTACTGTTTATGCAAGTAACATGAGCGCCATCATTTAGTCCATAGCGCCTACAGTTCTCACACTTGGCATCAGGCTCTTTTGGTAAACAACCAAGTAGTTTTAGAAGGTTCATCTCACTCTCCTCAAAGGAATTTCTACCTTCTCAGGTGGTGGTGGGGTGATACTTTCGCTAGGAGGTATCCATCCATGCTTTCTCCACAGAGTTTGAACATCAGATCCAGACTCCCACTTGAAGTCTTTCATGGGGACTGAAGGGTAGCTAATCTTGGAATGCGGTGGTTTTTCTATCATAAAGCCCTCATCACTCGTTGATTGCGACCAAATCGACCTCGTTTGACACCCGAAACCTCAATGAATCCTTTGTCCAACAAGGCACGATACCTTGCTGTTATTGAGGAATATGGGTAGTTTGGGAACATACCAAGGATGTCGTCTGAGATACACCCCTCTGGGAAGCCTTTAATAGCCTCATAGACCATTGTTTCTAGCTTGGTAGTGTCAACTGCTTGAGCCGCCTGATGGCTCGTTACAGGGTCTTGGTTTCTAACCAGTTTAAACGCTGGCGTACCAAAGAATCTCTCCATCGACTGTTTCATGTTGTCAAAAATCATTTATTAACTCCTATTGGGTGGGGCTACGACTGCTCGCCTACTAGCTTTCAAAAAAGTAAAAACAGCTTTCACCCCGAGAAAAGTTTATCAGAAAGGCATTGATTCGTCATCAAACCCTGTTGTCTTAGAACGATCAGAAGGCTTTGGTTTGTATTCCTCTTTAGGAGATACTGCTAAACCCATAAATTTTCCTGACTTTCCCTCTTTGATCCAAGCAGAAATCCAATAATCTTTGCCATCTACTGTGATATTTCCCTTGTACTGGGGCGACCTTTCGTTTTCAATTTTGTCGGATCGGAACAAGACCCCAGAGTTGTCCCGTTGATTTTGTTTATTGTCCATATTGAGCCTCTTTAATCATTTCATTGTGTGTGTGAAGTTTCTTTGCTGCTGATACATATGCTTCATACGCAAGCTCCGCAGAACCAAACTTCCCAAGATATATTCTTTTGTTGTTAACTCTTATCCCCGCTTCATATCTGTTTCCTTTTCTAAAAACACCTTTAAAACCTGATTTATTGCTTTTGTATAAGCCAGAATTTTGTTTGTTCTCGCTTATTGAGCAATCTCTTAAATTTACAAGCCTGTTGTCAGATTTGTTCCTATTTATATGGTCAATTTGTCCACAAGGAAAAACACCATGAACATAAAACCATGCCAATCTATGCGCTTGATATGTTTTGCCCATGAATGCTACTTGTCTATATTTATTGAAAGAATTTAGTCTACAAGCTACTTCATTTGCTTTTATGCAATTTGAAGTTCTTTTTATCCTAGTAAACAATCCTGTTTCTTGGTCATAAGAAAGTGTTTCTTTTAACAAAGCTGTGTTTAGCATATTTCACTCCATCAAGTGTCATCAAGGAAGTTATGGCAGGAAATGATGAGTTTCTTTTCGGGCTGCAGACCCTAGCCATGCCACCATTTTACAGCTCTTTAGCCTTTTTCAAAGCACTTCTTACTTTGCTAGGCAATAATGTCCACAATGCTATTTTCTGTTGGTCATCAAGGTTCTGCTCTTCCAATTTTACCCAAGCTGCCTTGGGATCACCCTGTTCGCAAGTAGCAATCAATTCCATTGCTAATTCTTCTAGGTGTCGTAATTCCTCAATGGGAATGTTATCCATTGCACCCTGAGTAGGCGTAATCACTACTGATCTACCCTCTTCTGGGAGGTCTTCACCCGCATAGATGTACAGAGAGAGTCCATGTAGGGCTAAAGCCTTGGTCATGCACCTCATAATGGCTGTATTGACTGCAAAAGCATCTGGATTAGGGATAGCTTTGTTCCGATAGTCCATCACGGGTAACTGGCAAGTCATGGGCTTTTTAAACATGGTGACTGTAACGAACACCATTGCTGTGCCGTTGATGTCCATAAAGCACTTGCCATCAAACATCTCTACCCGATAAGTAGCGTCTGAATCAGCTTTAAGAGCCTCTGCCCATGCCCAAGCCCATGATAGGTAGGACAGGCCGTTCTTTTTCTCAAGATGACCATTGACATTGGTTGCCAACAGTTTTGCAATTAACTCTTTGCGTTCAACCAAAAGACCTGGTTGGTTTGGATCAATTACCATATTAACTCCTTTGATTTTCATCTAACTCTTGTTGAATAATCTCTTTTTGTTGGTCAGGGTACAAATCCCTGAACTCGATGAAGTCTGCTTCTTGGCAGCAAACTATTTTGTTTCCCTTGATTGTCAAACAATAAGGGCAGTAGTGGATGTCTGAGAAATGTTCAGAATACTGTACAAATACTGATTTCATGTGAGACTCTCAAAAGCCATCTCCCACAGAACATCACCAGCTAGATCGGTAAGTTTGTTCAACTCATCTTCTGTCAATCTTGTTCCATCTTCGTAACATCCATCTGAAAAGTAGGCATCACAGAAATCTGGATAATCTCCGCTAACTACTCCATCTACTTCTAAGTCAACGACCTTTTTTCCATTAAGAACTGGCATCATTCACCCCTTGCTTTGAGCATAAAGTCTGCTAGTTGGTAGGCATTAGCCGCAATAACAAAGTCATCGCAGTCTTCTAGCTTATGATTTGTGATAATTGCTTGCATAGCTTTAGCCGCAAAGTAATCACGCAATGTCATGCCTTCTGTGTGTCGATACTGCGAACCCGATATTGGAAACGCTGATTGCTTCATATTCACTCCTGTAGGTTTATTAAAATGTGGGTTATTTACTGCCCACACCGATAATGTGCCACACCTTTTTAGCCTTTTACATAGGGATAAACCCTAATAGACAAGCATAAAAACAACAGTAGTATTCTGAGTATGAAAACTGAAATACTTGAAAAAAGATGCGCTGAAGCCTTGCTTGGGTACGCTCAAACAATGGCAGATGCTTACACAACCGAACCAGAGGACTTTGATGCGGCTGTAACAGCTTTGCTTGCCAGAACGCTAGAACTCCATCTAAATCGCCCAATTAACCTGGAGAACCTTTACAAATGACCAAAGAATCCATCATCAAATGTCTGCAAAATGGATCGTTAACATCCTACGAAATGGAGAACCTGACAGGCATCCCAAGAACTTCAATCGTGGCTGCTTGCAAGAAAATGTTCCGTAAGAAGCAACTCACTGCTGAAAAGATTAAGTTGGGTAGGTCTTGGATACAAAAGTACACATTAGAACCACACATGATTGAGGCCACAAAAGCCGCCAATGATGAGCCATACAACAAGTTAAATCCTTTTGACATACGCAATGCACAGGGTATATTTACCAAGGCTGAGTACGCTGTAATGAACTCTCAGGCTAGAAGATTGCTTGGCAGATCACCAACAAATGAAATCACAAATAATCAATATATTTAAGTTTACAAAGTAAAATAAGTTTGATATTATGGAATCCAGCTAGGTGCGAAGTCATGAGCGCATCGAAAAGAGTTATCCCTTCTCCTGCTGGCAATTCCTTTAAGGGTGTTTAAAAAGCGGTACACATCATGGCTAATCCTTGGTTTAGGCTCTATTCAGAGTTCGCACACGACCCCAAAGTTCAAATGCTTTCAGAGGCAATGCAAAGACGTTATGTCATGCTTATGTGCCTCCGATGTAGCGAAGTTCTTGAAACGTTACATGAAACAGAAATAGCGTTTCAACTTAGGTTATCCACAGAAGAATTGGAACAAACTAAGCAATTGTTTATCAGTAAGAATTTCATTGACAAACATTGGAATTTACTTAATTGGGATAAACGTCAATTTGTCTCAGACTCAAGCACCATGCGGGTTGCCAAGCATCGTAATAAAAAGAAACAGGTAAGTAACGCTGATGAAACGTTACAGAAACGCCCAAGTAACGCTATAGATACAGATACAGATACAGAACAGATACAGAAGAAAGTTAATAACAAGCGTGGCTCACGCCTCGCCCAAGATTGGTTTCTCAGTAAAGCAATGGGAGATTGGGCTACTCAGGAAAGACCAGACCTAGATGTTCGTCAGGTTGCTGAACAGTTCAAAGATTATTGGGCAGCCCAAGCGGGTCAAAAGGGTGTCAAGTTAGATTGGGATGCAACATGGAGAAACTGGGTACGAAACACCAAAGCTGTTAAACCCAATCCCTATGACGTTGGGAGGCTCACAGTTCCATCAAAGAATGAGCCTAATCTTGCTTTACTGAAAATAGAAGAAGACGCAAAAAAAGCAGTTCCGATTCCGCTAGAAGTTTTAGCAAAGATGGCTCAATTAAGGCAAAAAGCATGAGCCACTACCAAGCAATGCAGTTGTTGGACAAGGTGCGTGAAGGCGTACCATTTCCGATACATCTGATAAACCAAGCCTTAGAGCTTACTGGCGACCTAGAGTAAACCCCTATGGCGTATTCGAGAAAGAACATTTCTAATGCTGGAGACAGAGTAATCCTTGAGCAAGCAGAAGCTAGGGAACTCTATCGCAATTGGGAGTGGTCAAAGAATCGTGATCTCATTCGTGCCAGGCTTGAAAGAGCAGAGCGAATTTACGGCACGGGTGCTAGAGACAGAATCCGAGAGTATATGAACAGAATTAAAGACGGGACACTTCTATGACTTTCATGGTGACTTTTAAGTTGGATGCTGATCCTGTTGGCAAACAAAGAGCAAGATACGCTAGGCGGGGAAACTTTGTGCAGACCTACACCCCTGACAAAACTAGAACCTATGAATCTTTAATCAAAGAAGCCGCAACAGAAGCAATGGGAAGTTCCGAACCACTAGAAACCCCTGTTAGCCTTTATCTTTACATTCGAGTGCCAATCCCAAAGTCTTACTCAAAAAAGAAAGTAGCAGACTGTTTAAACGGCCTTGAGAAGCCAATAAAGAAGCCAGATGCGTCTAATGTGCTGAAAAGCGTAGAAGATGCCATGAATGGAGTTGTTTACAGGGATGACTGCCAAATCGTCAACTTTCATGTATCGAAGGTTTACTCAAGTCAATCAGGAATAGATGTGTGCGTGAAAGAATGCTTAGACTAAGGGTTTATCCCTATTCAAAATATTCCATAAAAGGAATAACATTTAATTTTTAACAGGAGTTACATCATGGAATCAACTTGGGAATTTGACACAACAGTAGGTGCGGGTAGCGAGATCGTAACAGTCGTTTACGAATATTCATCAGACGAGGATGGCACTTATAACGAGTCTATTAAGGAAATTTGGTATCAAACTCGCAACGTCATTGGGTTGCTAAGTGACGAGGCTTTCAAGGAATTGGAGTGCGAGGCGGCAATGCGTTTTCAGCATCACAAACTCAACTATAAGACCGAGGATGTATGAACAGAGAAGACATCCTACACATGGCGCACGAGGCTAGGTTTTATGTCAAAAACGATGAAGCCTATAGCCCATCCAATCAAGCAGATCACGAGTTAACCGAACACCTAGAACGCTTTGCCAAACTGATAGAAGACAGCATTTATGCCAAACAACTAGAACTACCAAAACCAAGGTTAACGGGTAAGTTTTCAATCACTATGGGAAAGTTTAAATGTACGGGTTGCACTGGCTTTTGGGACAGTAGCGAAGATGCCAAACACCACTCATGCAGGGATTACCAATGACAAGGGAAGAACTACTAGACCAGATCGCAATAGAAGTATTGAAAAACCTACCGCATAACTTTGCCAGTGATGCC